CACAAGAAGCAGCACCAATTACACAAAATCAACAACCACCACCACCACCACCACCACCACCACCACCACCAGAAGAAGATACAAAAAAAATAACCGATGATTTATTAAAAAAAGAACATGATATATTTTTAAGCGATTATAATACTTTTTGGAATAAGGAAATTTCGAAAAATGTAATATTTTTGATTTTGACAATTGCAGGATTTGTATCACTGTTAATTCCAGGGGAAGGTGGAGATCCTACAATATATATAATTTCACAACCAACACAACAAATTGTAGATACTATTCTAGGTGCTAATTTCATTATTACATCAAATGATGATAAAGAAAAAAACTCATATATAAAAAATAATAAATTTAAGAAAATTATAGTCTTGATTTTAAATATTATTATACTTCCTAGTTTATTAGTGGATTTCTATAGAGGGCTTACGATGTATACTATTGACGAGGACTACGCAGAACTCCAAAGTAATAATTCATATATATTACTTTATATTATTCTTATTTTATTATGTATAACAATTTTTTTAATAGATGTATTTGGTGGAAAATTCACAATTCAAAAAAAAAATATATTTACTATTGGTTATTTTGTATTATATATATTAATTTTGATTTTCTTTGGAAAATCAAAATATTTAGCATTACAGTATATTAATATATATAATGATATAATAAGTTCAGAATACTTATGGACTATTTCATTAATATTACCATTATTTTTACTTTTATCACATAAACCACATAATGAAAATGATGCAACTTTTAATTTAGGAAAAAGAAATTATTTGTCTGCTGTAATTCTTGCAATATTAGTAGTATTAATAATTAGTAATATTAAAAGTGGTAATAATACATCTTCAAATGCAGTACAATCTGGTGGTGGTACTTCAAAAAATAATAGTTTTAATATATTACTTGGTTTAATTTCAATATATGGAATATATAAAATATATAATTATCTTAATAAAACTAAATTAGTTAAAAATAATAATAATAATAATAATAATAATAATAATAATAATAATAAAAATAAAAATAATAATAATAATAATAATAATAATAATAATAATAATAATAATAATAAAGTAACTAATAAAATAAAAGGGGGTTCAAAACTAACATTTGAAGTAAAAGCAACTGATAAAGCAGATAGTAGCATAGCATTTTATGGAATATGTATAGTAATATTAATGAGTTTATATTATAATAATCTAGTTTATAGTAAGGATATATTAGAATTTATTAATAATAAATTTTTAAATTATAATAATTTTAATAAATTAAAACTATTAGTATTTCCTATAACAATTATATTAATATTCTTAACATTATTTGGTTTTCCTTTAATAAAAACATATATAATTCGTCAAGTAGAACAAGAGTCTGTTATAAATCTTGAAAAAAATGATAGTGGAATAAATTCACGTGAAGAAGCATTACAAAAAAAATATGATACTACCTTAATAAATAAAAAAAATAGTAATGTACTAGGTTATGATTCATTTATAACTATTAAATATATATCATATGCAATTATATTAGCATGGTATTCTTATTTATTTAACGCTGAAATAATTGAATTAGATAATTTATTATTATTTGATTTAATAGTATTATATATATATATCTATTTTATACAATATGTTGCTTATATATTTTTCAAAATCTATATGAATGAAAATGTAAATAAAATAAAAGAACAAATAAAAACTATAGAAAAAATTAAAACTAAAATTAAATTTGTTGAAGGTAAAATTAATCCTGTAGCATTTGAAGAAATCATAGAAATTAATACATCTAAACTAAATGTTCAATATGAAGAATTTATTAATAAGGTATTCAGAGATATTAAAGATATATTAAGAATGAATAATTTAAATAATCTAACAACTGCTATTGAACAATTAATATTAACACGATTAGCTAATAATAAAAAAATAAGAGATGATTTTAATTTAGAGCAATCAATTATTGAAAATAGAAAAATAGAAATAGAAAAAAGAAAAAAATTAAATATTACTAAACCATTGCCTGAAATACCTGAAAATGTAATAATGCAATTAAATCTAAGTGGTAAATGGACTAATATTAAAGATGAAAATTACATCATAATGTATGTTTATAACAGTAGTGCTATGGTATTATACTTTAATAAAACACAATATCAAGGATTTAAAATAATGGAAATAGTGCAAAAATCAAATCTTTATGAGTTTATATATAAAAATCAATTAGAATTTAGTTATGATAATAAAAATATTGTAATAAATGGTATACCATATTCTAAACTATCAAATGAATTTGCAACACCTGAAAATATTATTAAGAAAACACTAAATGATAGTGATGTATTCAAGAGTTTGAACTATATGGTTTCTATTGATGAAGATGCTAAATTTATTGGTAAATATAAACTTGTTGAAAATATAACTGATTATAATGAATATAAGAGTACTCATAGTAAATTAGCAGGATTATTAGAAAAAATAATAATGAATAAAATATTATTAATAAAATCAATTAAAAATAAAAAATATGCAGAAGCAGATGGTTATAGTAAAACAATAAAAACGTTAGACACCGAATATAAAAAACGTAAAACATATTATAAATTTGATACAGACAATGATGGTATAATTAGTGTAAATGAAATTCAAAGTTATAAAAAGAAAAATCATAAATTATCAGATATTGGTGAAATTAAAATAGAATCCGCAGTATTTGATGGTCTAAAATTAATATTAAACTTTGATAAGAAAATAGGTATTTGGCGCGAGACTGATTATGAATACAACACAATAGCTAGTATTACAAAAAGTAATGGGGATAAAAATGTAAATAACCAGTCAGTAATATATTCTAGTTTAGAAAACATTCCAACCTCAACGCCAAAGATATCATCAAAATATATATTAGATGGTATAGAGAAAACAACAGATGATCCTTTTTATTATTATAAATCAGATGATACAAGATTAGAAACACTACCAATAACATACCCACATTTAGATAACATGAGAAAAGGTAAAAATATAAAATTAAAAATTCTACAAACTACTATTAATGCAAAATTAGGAGGCACTTATACACTAAAAGCAACTACTATAAAAGTTCATAAGAGAATAAATAGTTTTGAGGAATTTGATTCAACTATATTTGATACATAAACAAACAAACTTTTTAGAAAAAAGTTTTATCAAAAACAAACAAACTTTTTAGAAAAAAGTTTTATCAAAAACAAACAAACTTTTTAGAAAAAAGTTTTATCAAAAAAAATAATATTTTTTTTTGTCTATGTCAAATATATATTATTTAAATATATATTATAATAATATATTAATGTTAGTATTTAATGATTATTATGATATTTTTAAGGAAACTCATAAATCAGAATTAAATATTTTTGTGCATTTGCTCACAATTTTTTGTGGATTTTTTGGAGTCTTAAGTTTATTACCATTTAATTATTTATTTAGTGTATTATATTTAGTACATTTAAGAAATATATTACCAAAACATATATTTAATAAGACGTGTTTATATGTAACATTTTTTACAGTTTTATCAAATTTATATATAATTAGTAATTTACAAATATTTTATTTATTATTATTTTCTTTTATAACACAAGAAGCATCTCATTTTATAACTTATGAAAAAACTATGGCATCAACATATTTTACATTTAATAGTGTATCATTAAATCAATATTTAATTCATAGTTACTTATTATTAGCACTAATTATAAATCATACATATAATAAATATTTTTATAGTTTATTTTCTAGTAACAATGTAATATTTATTAATTTACCATCAACATTAAATAATCATATAAATTTATTAGAAAATTATATATTATCATTAAATCCATCAAAATCAATAACAACACATATTTGGTATAAAGATTTAGATATAACATATAAAAGTGCTTTTCTTCATATAATTAAAAATAATGCAATATTTGAAGAATTGTATAAAATGTATAATAAAGACACATATATTATTGAAAATATTGTAAATATGGATGAAATTTATGTATCATCATTTACTGATAATGTAAGTTCGGATAAGGTATTTTATTCACATCATATAGATGGACCATTTGGATTATTACCAGGTGTTATTGTTAATAGAACAATAATAAGCATTAGTAGTAATGATTATATAAATACAAATTTTCCAATAACAAATAAAAAATATACACTAACAAAAGGACAATGTGTATCATTTGATTTTAATAGAACAATACATTATATTGATAAAAATATTGATAAAAGTATGCCTAAATATAGAATAGTATTAAAAGGTCATTATTTAATATATCCAAAAAAATTAAAATATTATGCTAAAATTTATGGATATTTAAATATTATATATGATAAAATTGCTCGTAAATTATTTTTATATACTATAAAACCTAGTGATGTATCTAGTAATATTATATGTAAATTTATATTAGGTGTAACCAATAATTGGTATTTCATGGAAAAATATATAGGAATGAATAATTTGTCATATATGTCATTAGTTGTGTTTTTATCATATTATTTTGATAATTATGTAATATTTTTAATGTATACATCTTTAATGTATTTACATGGTTCATATAATTTAAGATGTAATTTATATTTTTATTTGTGTTGTATTAACTTTTTATATATAGCATTAAATTATTTTAAACTTATTTAAGAATTATATATTATACTAATATATTAAATTAGTTATGAATACTGAATTGGATGAAGTTTATGTAGCAAGTATAAAAGAGATGTTTAAAGAGTTTGATGATGAAATAATATGGACAGCAATATTTGAACATGGATATAATTCGGATAATACATATAATTTAGAAAATGTTGTAAATTATTTACTAGAATTATCAACTGATACAACAAAAGAAATTACTGAAAATCCAAAAAAAAATGAAAATACTGAAAATACTGAAAATACTGAAAATACTGAAAATACTGAAAATACTGAAAATACTGAAAATACTGAAAATACTGAAAATACTGAAAATGCTGAAAATGCTGAAAATAGTAAAAATGATAATTCTAATGATAAATTTATAATACCACCAAGTAATATAAATGAAAATAGTGCATTATTAGATCTTGATGAAGATATAGATGAACCAGAAGAATTACAATCAAGTATGTTTCAAAATATAACTGATTTAATATTAAATAATAGTAATGGGTATCAAAAAATAAACTTTTTAGAAAAAAGTTTAGACAAAAAGTAAATAAACTTTTTAGAAAAAAGTTTAGACAAAAAGTAAATAAACTTTTTAGAAAAAAGTTTAGAC